ATTGGACTGAAAAGAACAAATCAGGCACGAAAATGCGCTTTGAACTTGAAAAGACGTGGGAAACCGCAAAGAGGTTACAGACGTGGGCAAGCAGGGAAAAAGTACAAAAGAGCACCACCACCCTCAAATCATCTGAAATGAACTACGATAAAGATAGTGATTGGTAATGGAACATATAGACTTCAAATCCGCCATCGAGCGGTTACGAGATACAACGTACAAGCCAATACCCGACAAGGTGCAAATCAGTGTACCAAATGCAGGAACACACCTCAAAGGAGGATTAAAATACTTTTGCGGTGATGATGCAAAATGGAACACTGATTATGAGAAAATCGTTCAGTGGCTTACTGATAACAAAGGAAAGGGATTAATATTAGTTGGTGGTTGCGGTGTTGGCAAAACGCTAATCGGTATGAGGATTATTCCTTTACTTCTTAACCACTATTGCCGTAAGGTTGTAACAATCTGCACGGCGAATGAACTCAACAAGTCACCCGATGAGATTATCCGAAATCACATTATCTACATTGACGATGTGGGAACGGAGGATATTTCTAATATCTACGGCAACAAGCGAGTGCCATTTGCAGAACTCGTTGATGCAGCGGAAAGGGACGGCAAGTTACTAATGTTCTCTACCAACTTAGACGAAGAACATTTGAAAGCCAAATATGGCGATAGGGTGGTTGATAGGCTTCACGCTATAACAAGAAGAGTAACGATAACGGGCGATTCAAACCGAAAGTAACTATGTCGAATAATATCAACTCAGACTACGCCTATTGCAGGGGCGTGGGTTGTGAATTAAGAAACTACTGCAAGCGGTATCTTCCAGACCCTCCCGATGCTTATATGTGGTGGGTGCAAGAGAAGTATCAAGAAGATACTGGGATGTGTTCTCACTTCGAGGAGAATTATAAAGATTAACTAAACCAAATCAATATGACACAGAAAGAAATTGAAAAAGCGAACTGCTTTTTGAGGATGAAGTATAACATATTTCACGCTGATTTAATTACACGTGCGATGCAAGATGAAAGTATATCCGTAGGGCAATTTGAGGTTGGATGCTATCTAATTGCCATTGCGGAGCAACAAGACAAGGACTAGTTTGTACCTAAAGGTTGGGAGGAAGTGTAAAGTGTATTCATTTTCAAAGTAAATAACTAAAACAAAAATCGATATGGAAGAAAAGAAAATTATCGCCTACAAAGGCTTTGACAAGAATTTAAAGTGCCGTGACTTTCAGTATGAAGTTGGTAAGGAGTACGAAAAGTACGGAGATATTGATGTGGTTGTTGAAGAGACAGATTGGACTGGCGTTGAAAGATACCATGATGAAATCTTCAAGGTAGAAAATACTATGTACAACGGAAGCGTAGCAGTTGCGCTAAAAAACAGTTAAAGTTATGAACAGAGAAGAAAAAATTAAAAAAGCAGCGTCTGAATATACTGAAAATTATGGTTGTTTTAATTGCGACCTTGGTGATGTCGAATGTGGATTTGAGGATGGCGCAACGTGGGCAGACGAGCATCCTGCGACCCGTTGGCACAAGAATATAGATGGTGATTTACCTAAGGAAAGTGGTCGCTATTTAGTTATGGCACAGAATGGATATTGCCATACTTGTAAATATAAAGCTGATAGTAGGTATTGGGACACAGTTGGTTATCAAAGTGATATTAAATATTGGATGGAGATACCCGAGTTACCAACAGAATAAAAATAATGAATTATGAAAACATACGTAATCACACTATCAAGATGTTTTCTTGCTAATCACAAACGAGCAGAAGAAGAGACGCATTTCAAAGAGAAGTTCCTACTTGGACAGGGGCTTACAGATTATGATACTCCGTCCATGGCGAAGATACACACTATAAGGGCGAATTACCCTCTGTGGGAGAAACGCATTAAGGAAGTGCAGGATGGACGTGCTGTATTATCTATTCGACAGTGGACGGGCAAGCCGTATAGGAGCAAGCAGGTGGAAATTGCAACACTAACAGCAGGAAGCGGTGTGGGTATTCAGTTAATGGAATTGACAAATGATCTTTCAGAGTGTATTGTCGGAGACCATCGACATAGCTATGTTTCTGTCGCTAAAAATGATGGACTGCACCCTGCTGACTGGCTTGATGGGTTTAGTTGCTACGACCTTTCAAAACCGATGGCGATTATTCACTTTACAAAATTCAGATATTGATATGAAACGAATTTATACGCTATGTAATTCAGAAGAAGAGGCAAATGCACTCGGTCATTTTATTATGAGTAAAGGATATGAGGGCGTGCAAAATGATAGTTACAGGTATTGCGATTTGGAAATCAGATTTGCCTTAAAAGAAAACAGAAGGCACCACAGAAACTTTTGCTTTATCGGGGTAAATGGTTGCCAAATGGTAGTCGGCAAAAACAAGAAAGAAATGAGAAAAAAAATCTCTTATAAGTATATAGAAAAAGAGCGAATATTCAGAAAATTATTAGAACGAAACGAGATAAAGTTATGAGTAAACTAATCCCACGCAAGATTAAAAAAGCTTGCAAAGCATACAGAAATTATGTGCCTCTTAAAACAAAGTGGTTGCGATATGTACACACACAAGTTTTAGGTCGAATAGATGTGTATCAACCATATATGAAAGACTATGAAACTTCATTCTCTACTAAGTACGGGGAATTATTAAGCGAATATATTGACTATGGAACAATTTACTGACTATTTCCCATTTATCATTCGACCGAATGTTGCAGACGAGTATCTGCACAGAGTTGTATGTGCGCCTAAAAAGAATCGTAGTGGCTCAACGCCATACGCCAACAAAAGGAAGAGAAAGCGAAAAAATAAACCTAAAAGAAGATAATTATGGAACGATTTTATTTTACATTCCCTTTTCGGGACGTTCAACATTACAACTGTTATCACGTTGAAGAAGCCGAGACTTACGAAGAAGCGCGTGATAAGATGGTAGAGAGGTTTGGGGAAGACTGGGCTTTCCAATATGATGAAGATCAGTGGAAAGTTTCAAAGGAACAATATGAAAAGTTCTACAAGCATGACCCGACGATGCCTAATTGGTTCGAGGGCATAACACAGGCAGATTTATTTAACTTAAAAGAAATTTAGTATGAAAGAAAAAATAGTACAACTAAGCGAGTATGAGTACAACCAACTTCAAGAAAAAGCTGAATTGACCGATACAAAAATCCGTGATTTGGCAGAGAAATATTACCAAGAACGTGGTGTGTTCCGAATTGATATTAGAATCGGATTACAAGATAAATATAACGGAGATACTGTTTACTATACCAATGTTTTCTCATACGAGAACGGCTTGTATAAGAACGATGGATTTAGTCCTATCATCACCGAGAAAGGCCGTAGGAAGATAGAAATGATATTGTCTGATGCTTGCACGGAAACTTTTGAGAATAAATTTGGTGATGCTATTAAATTCAAAAATAGCTATGCTGAAGCATTGGAGAGATTTTCTATAGTAAGATGGATTGCATACACAATAGCATTCAGTGGCTGGGGTGTTGCAGCAGCATTGATAATAAATAATATATTCAAATAATGAGAAAATTGTAAACTTATGGAACTGATAGATATAATAGATAAATTAGTTGGCAGAATAGAGCCTATAGGCGATACTTCCGTTGACGAAGAACGCTTTGAGAATTTGAAAGCGTATTGTGAGTTGATAAATGAAATGGTAAAACGAGTTGACGATGTAGTTTGCAATAACTGGGATAGTCGTCTTGCTTCCGTGAAGAAATTCAATGATTACATCAGCGACTTTCTTACCAACACTTTGAAAATAGAAGGATAGCATGGAAATAAAAAAGTAACATGAGAATAAAGAAAATAATATCACAACATCGCTGAGATTTTCTGGCGGTATATGAGTGTGAGCATTGCGGTCACACGGAACAAAGTTATGGGTATGACGATAAGATTTAAAGATTAAAACAGTATGGTATCAATATCAGACATTCAAAATGGTTCGTATCATTGGGAAACGGAAG